ACTAATAGTTGATTCAATAATTTCTTATACTCCTCTCTCGCGGTTTCATCGTTTTCTAAATCACTATTAGCATTTAATTCTTTTAATTTATTTAGAGTATCAAATACTTTTTTATTTTCAGGTGTATCTGCAAGATTTTCTTTACCAAACATTTTTCCATACTCTTCCAATTCAGTTGTAAAGCGTTTGATTGCACCATCTATTATATTATTGGCGGTTTGTTTACGGCCTTCTGGATTTGTTACATCTCCGAAATTTGCCATAGGTATTTTACCTCCGGACTCTTCACCTATTTTGGCCAAATCACCTAATTTCTGATTATAGGCCATTGTTTGTAACGCCAATAAACGGGCTTTTTTAGCAGCTTCCTGTGGAGTGAATCCTTGCTTTATTAATTGTTTTGTAAGGCTTTCTTCATCAATTTCTTTAAGTCTTTTGAATTCCTTTCCACCGATATTGACTCCATTTTTTGTTGTTGAAATTTCCACCATCATTTCCGGCTCATCAGGATTTACCGAACTCGCCATTTTCTTTGGATTCAATACCTTTTTACCAATAGCTCCTTCGGAAGATCTACCTACATTCAATCCATTTTTTAAAGCGAATGCCCTAACGGCCTCACCCATAGCTGCATTATTTTTCTTTAATTCAATACTCTTATATCCTTGTTGCGGATGCCTACCCGCTATTTTGTTAGCAACATATATTTTAACATCACCGGATACAGTAGTAACGAATTTAAAGACTTGATTAAATGTTTCTTTTTCACTATCCGATAAATCTTCACCGTCAAAAACCTTATCTACTAATGATTGTAAGACATCTCCTTCAATTGAAATAGGCTTACCATCTTCACCAATTAAATTTAATTTACCATCAGTAAGCATTTTCGTAACCAATTTACCTAAATCATTTTTCTTCTTAGCAATAAATTCTTCACCCTTTTTTCCAGCAGTTGAACTTAACGCGGCTTTAAATGATTCGGGAGCTTCTTTTGCTACATCTTCTGCATCTGCTTTTTGTGTTGCCTCCGGTTGATCTTTTACATCAATTGGAGTTACTCTAACCGTATCACCATCAGGTAATTTTTTTGTAACATTAGCCTCAAACAAAAGTTTTAAAAACTTTTCATTTTCATTCTCAAATACTTCTCTTACTACACTCTCTGATTTAATATATTGTGCAGGCCCATTAGGAGTATCTGAATAATAGTTTCCTCCAATAGGATAAATTACACCACCTTCTTTTTTGTTTGGTTCTTTTGGTTTTGGTTGTTCGCCATCATTAGCATCCGCTTTTTTAGCTGCAATACCTTGTTCTTCTGCAAATTGATTACACATTGGGATAGCATCTTTAATATCCATATCCACAACAATAACTTTCATATTTGCAGGTTTTCCAGCTTTGATAGCGGCAGATGTAACGGCTGCCCATCTATGATGTCCATCGATTACGAATCCATCTCTACTTACATAAATTGGTGCAGTAATACCAGGATTTTGAGGGTCTTCTTCTAAAGCCTTCGTCATTCCTGCTACTTTACTACCAACTAATTCACTTTGAGTTGCCTTTAATTTATCTGAAGGTAATTCCGTTTCTACGGTTTTAATACCCTTCTCCTTTAACATTTTTTTGAAAAGAGGTTCGGTATCTACTTCACCCTTACTATCTTTTGGTAAGTCTTCAGCTGGTGTTCCAGGTAATGGCTTACCTTTGAATTGTGGCATTTCTTCTCTAGGAATTCCTTGATTATCATCACAATATAAGTTGGTTCCAGGAACAGTAATTTGACAAAGGTTAAAATCTTCTCCTTTAGATGCTTTATCCGCCAATTCATCAATTTTCATAGATATTTCTTCTTTTTTATCAGAAGGTATTTTATCTAAATCTGATTCTTTATTGAATACTTCTTTATCTGCTTCAGGTAATTCTTTTTGTAAGTTTCTTAAAGATTGAGGTTTGAACGAATCAGTTTTCTTTTTATTTCTTTCTCTCCACATTCCAACGTGGGAATTACCCATCGTTGCAATAACAGTGTAACCTTTTTCTTCAGCCTCTTTTATTTTTCTATCTAACTCTTGTTGTCTATAATCATTAAATGCTTTTTGACCTTTGGATAAATCAGTTTCCCCATAGTTCTGGTCATCTCTATAATTAAGTTGATAAAGGTCTTCTTTTTGTTCTAATGTAAGGTTATTCCAATCTACATCTCCATCAAATTCTTTACTTCCACCTTTTCTCGCTTCCCCCTTAATCCATTCTTTTGTTTCTTCAGTAAGGTAATCATCAGCGTCTAAATCATCACCTTGTCCAACCATATTAGTCCAAACTGATGCCATTGCTTTTTCCTTATCACCTCCAAATGATTTAGCAATTTCATCAAATATAGGAGCATCTGAATCTCTAACATCCCCATTTTCATCCCAACTTTCTTCTCTTGCATCATCAAAATGTTCTAAACACGCATCTCTTAATTCAGCCTGTTCTCCGACAAAGTCAATCTTACCATTATCATCTAATCCAACTCCACCCTCACCAACAAACATTACTTTTGCATCCTTTGGAAGTGATTTGATTTTTTCAATTGTATTTTTTGTACTCTCATTTCCCTCTCCATGCTCAACTCCAATAAGTAAAGAACCATTTTCAGTTGTTTCGGCATCTAACTGATTCCCCTCACTATCTTTCTGACCTCTTAAATCTTCAGCAATTTCATTATTTTTATCCGATACTTCTTTTTTCAAATTAGATTGATACTCAGGATCATCTTTTTGTTTTTGTTTTAGAATATCGTTCTTTCTTTTAAATGCTTTAGCTTTTGCTATATCTTGAGCAGTTGCAGATGGGTCTTTTAATATTTTATCATAATCAGTTTTAGGATCAATTGGATTCTCTTCTTCATACTCCTTCTCCTTTTTTGCCAATTCATCTTCAGCAGTTTTCATAAGGGCATTCTGATCTGTATCACCCGCGTTCCCTCCTTCAAATTCTTCTTTTTCCTCAGGTGTAATTGGTCTTAAATTACCACCATCGTTTTTGAATTCAGCTTCACCTCCTTGTTTAGAAGAGTAAAACCCTCCCCCTAAATGGAATTTACCAGGAAATTGTGTTGATTCTCCTTCACTTTCTTCTTTAATCAAATAAGATAATAGTATCTCATCTAACGAAATGTTTTCTGATTGAGTATCAGTTGGATTTTTAGCATTAAAACTATCAACCATTTTATCCATCATTTCAGGTGTGATTTCCATATTCTCCAATCTATCAGCAACGGCATCCATAAAATCACTTAACAATCTTTCATCATTACCATCTGAACTTGCGAACAAAGATGCCCTACCAACACCTAATACAATTGTTTCAGCAACTGCGTGTGGGACTAATTCAACGGCAACGTGTTTTGCAAAAGCAACTGCACCATGTGCCAATCCACCGCCTGCCGCTGCAAATAATGCAGTAGTTGCTACCTTAATACCAACGGATACTAATGCTTTCTTTTCTTCTTTCTCTAAACTTCTGAATCCACCTGGCTCACTAAATACTTTTCCAACAGCTTTCGCAGCAGTTTTAAAAGTATGAACTTCATGTTGAAATCCATGCTTTATCGCCTGAGCGGCTCCCTTTACTTTATCTTTTAGGGCCTGAGCAAAGGTTCTTCTTGTTTCAGATCCAGGTTTATCCTGTCCCTTATCAAAAAATTCTTTTTCTTTTTTAGCCCAATTTTGAATTTTGGCCTTATATGGTAATTCAACTTTTGGCGGTGGCGGAGGAGGTGGTGGTGGCGGTGGTGGTGGTGGCGGTGGCACTGCTCCCCCTACCTTAGTTCCAACAGGTGGTTCTGCATTTCTAGGTGGAACTTTTTTATCCCACATTGCAGGCCCTTTAGCCCAATCAGGTTCTTGAGGATTATCACCCCAAGTGGAATTTTGATTAGCAGCGCCACCCCATGTAGGGTCACCACCTTTCATCCAATCAGGTTCTTGAGGATTATCACCCCATTTATCATTAGGTATATCCTTAGCCAATTTTGCAGGTGTTGCAGATTTTGGTTGAACACCAGTAGGTGTTTGAGGTATATCCCTATCTAATTTTGCAGGTGTTGCGGATTTTGGTTGAACACCCGGAGGTGTTTGAGGTATATTTCTATCAAGTTTTGCAGGTGTTGCAGATTTTGGTTGAACGCCAGCAGGTGATTGGGAAGCAACTTTTCCTGCCCCCGCTCCTCCTTTACTTCCTTTGAGTTTTTCTTTTTCTTGAGGAGTTATTGGTCTAAGGTTTCCCCCATCATTCTTAAATTCAGCTTCACCACCCTGCTTAGATGAATAATACCCTGCTCCTAAATGATATTTACCAGGAAATTCTTTTGATTCACCTTCTTTACCAGCATCCGCTTTTTGAGATACATTCTTAGAAATCCTAGCAGGTGTTGCAGATTTTGATTTTACACCAGTATTAGCTTTTGGGGAAGATACGTTCCTAGAAATTCTAGCAGTTGTCGCAGATTTTGATTTTATATTAGGCTCTGCTTCAGTAATAAAAAATTCTTCTATAATATCAGCATATTCATCATATCCTAACTTATAGCAACACTCTATCATATTCTCTACCTGCTCCCTTTCTTCTAATGAAGGGATTGGGTATCTTTGAGAGTGTTCTAATAAAATTTCATCTATAATCTTATTAATATCAATCATTTTATCTATTAATTGAATTCTATTTTTTGGAATATTCTTGTTGGAATTTTTCGTATCCCCGTCGCTCCTGTTAGGATTATACAATTTTTATATTTCTCCCAATCCAAAGGAAAATTTGTATCCAATACTCCACCATTTTCTTCTTTTATTAATTGGTTCAATGCGTTTATTGTATAAAGAGTATTTGATTGTTTTTTACGATGAACTAATATCGTATTTTCTAATTGAATTGGCGGTCTAAATTCCACATCAATATTATAGGTAATATATAATTCTTCTATATTAGTTTTATTTTGTAAGACGTAAATGTAGTTATATACAATTTTATAATTCTCTCTTACTTTTTGAAGAATATCCTGCAAATTATCTGTCTCCGCAAAGGTACATAGTAACTGTGTCTTCATTTAAAATATTTTAATACTTTTTTCTCCTATATAAGTATTAAATATTTCCATAAGTCTTATTTCTACTCATCTCTGTCGGAGCAATTCCATCTAAAATGGTTTTAATTTTATCTAAAACCCCTTCCTCCTCGATGTGTAAATCAAATAAAAATGAATCGTATGTATATAAAACTAATTTTGTTTTTCTTCCTTCTAATAATTGATTGATTTTTTTAATCACCATTACATTAGTTTCAGTTTCTAATGCTTGTAGATAATAGTTGAATACTTTTTGGGGATTATGGTTATCTATCTTTTGAAATGGAATTCGTTTCCCAATCTTAGTTTCCAAATATCCATTGATTAAGAATCGTTTGTACATCTCCCTAATAAATTCATCAGTCTTTTTAAAGAATGGAATCTCCAAATTCTCTACATCTATACCTCCATATAATTGCTGGAATGTTAATTTCTTACTATTAATGTAATCCTCATCACTCAACACCTCTTTACCAAAATATTGTTTCCCTAACCATTCATGAGCGGATTCTTCCGGTATAGGTTCTCCCACTAAACGAGCTATCAGACGAACGTGATATCCATCGAAATCGAACTGAACCAAATCGCCACCCCTAGAAACAATGTAATCCCTACTGCCATCGGATTTATTTAGTGCGGAGTAGTTTACCCCTCCGAAAGTATTTGAAGGTCGCCCTGTGGTTGTAAAGTTGTTGTAGAGGGAGTATTCATTTCCATAAGTTGTAGGTATTCCATTACTCTCAATTTTTTTGAACTCCGGAAGGACTAAGGAATTGTAGAAATCGTAACCCCCAACCCCCTCAGTATTCGCATACTTTAGGTTTTCATTTACAAAATCTACTACAATCTTCGTTATGGTTGTTATTGGAATCCATCTTAAATCATCCTTACCTCTATACCCCTTTGTAAAAGAGTTATATATCATATCATATTCGTAAGGTTTAAACTGACTGAGATGATATAAAACATCAACACTATGTGTATTAGGTAATTCCAACTGATGTGGAAACCATTTACTATCAAAAATAAATTTAGGGGAATCTCCTTTTTGTAAAACTTCGAGTGGAACATCTAAACAATCATTGTGCCCATTCATAAGAACATAACAATCCTCTCCAATAAAAACAAAAGCACCCAATAGTTTATTTACTATGGGGTGCTCTTTTCTATTTTGGAATAGAGGAAATATTACACTTTTTTCAGTAGTGTATTTTCCTAAGAATTCTTTTCCGCTATCTTTGTTCTCTACGAATTTTACCATAGGAAACAAATATACGAAATATTTTTAAGAATTCCAATACTTTTCTACTAATGGATTTAAATCAATTGGTTCTCTTTTCATGTGTGAACCCTGATTAAAAAATGCTCCTTTTTTAAGATATCCACCCAAAAAGTTTCTTCTGAATCGCTGAGAGTTGTTTGGCTCTGAACCGTGTACACAATGTGAGTGTAACAATACAACTTGTCCCTTTTTAAGAACTCCTTCTACTTTACGGAAGTCATGCCCTTCCGGCATCACACACGGCTTACCTCTTTCATTTCTCCAAAATGATGGGTTAGTTTTTGTTCTCTCTTCATCTACTTCAATTGGTAATGTTGGTAATCGATGTGAACCTTCGTAATTCCATACTGCACCATTTCCTGCATCATGATTATCCAACGCCAATGCGGTGTTGATGATTTCATTGTGCCCACATCCTGTATAGAATGCGTTTTGATGCATATCTCTACCTAATTGCCCAGGTGGTTTAAAGTACGCCCACGTCTGCATACCAACTATTTCACCTTCCATAAGAAACGAACACGCTTCAATAATTTTTGGGTGAACAAATAATTTTTCTAATTTTTCAGAAATTTTATGAGGGTACGCAAATGGATCCCATTCTCCCCATTCTTTACCATCTGGTGTAAGAGTTCCTTTTCTTTCTTGTCTTAATCTTTCTAATTCATCGTTTACTTCATCACATTCTTCTTCTGTGAGTAAGTCTAAGGTTGTAAACCCTCTATACCTCCAATCGAAGGTCATTTGTTGGATCTCTAAATCCGATAAGTGTTTGAAATTTGCCATATAACTTTGTTGTTTGTTTATAACTATGCTAATTTATGAAATTGTTTTGTATTTACCAAATATAAATTTATCTCTGGTAATATTTTTTCTGCTTCTCTAATTGCCAAAGAATTTACAGTGTGAACCGATGGTATAAACTCACCTTTCTCAGTATATTTATCCTCTAAATCCCCTTTAATTTTCCAATTTAATTCAACTCCTAAATAGTAATTAGTATTTGAATAATTTCTAAATACATCACTATTAACTTCGAAAATTGGTGCACCAGAAGTTCCTCTCATTTGAGTAAAATATCTTGTTATATATCCTCTATCATAATCGGTTTGATTAGGTTTAGGGAAAAACGTTTTTGGTGGTAAATTTTTAATGTTTATTGATTTTAGATTTTTATAATTTTCTATCATTTTTAATCTTTATAAAATGGTCTAAACTTCGCCTTTACTTCGGTAATCCATTGTTTTGAATCAACCTTATGTGTAACTTCTTCAACTTGAAATGCACCCTTTCCACTTACATATTGAGGAGGTAAGCCTTTTACATTAAATAAATGTCCAACTTGAAATCCACTCATACCTAATACAGTAAAATTAAATTCTACTGGAGCAGGTCTTCCATTGTAAACTTCTCCTCCCCCATCATATAAATCTCCTTTTCGTTGGTCATTAAAAACTCTTTTATTTAAAAAATGAGAATATAAACACCATTGTGATAAATTACCATCTCCAATATCTGCTTTAACCACATAATTTGGATTTAATGCAATTCTTATATTTCTTCTAAATTCAATCCACAATCTTTCTTCAAATTCAGTTTGAGCAGGTGCTTCTTTACTTGCGGTGTCGAGTTTCTTTAACTCATCTATCATCACACTATCAATCTTATCAGAAAATAATCCTCTGGTCAAAGTATCAGTTGATTTAAGATCTGGATTAGATTTTTCCATTACCATCATACTCATCATGCCTTTCGGAATATCTAAACTAAAATTTGCATCTAAAAAGAAACTATCTGTTCCGAACATATCGTAAGTTTCAATACTAGTCCCGCTTCGTTGATTTCTTAAATTACCATCTGCTATTCTTAGTTTTAAAGAATTTCCAGTTCTATCTTCAGTTATTTGAAAGTGCCACAATCCTTCTACCGCTTCCTCTATTCTAGATAATACACTATCTAAAACTTCCTTAATAGATGCGGTTTGATTTTCCAATGCATCCATAGCAATACTATTTTCAATATACAAATCTCCTATCCATCCATGTGTATATGGAGCGAGTGTAAACGTTTCCCCATCAGCCGTTACAGTGGTTGCACTCGTTCTTACAAAACTTCTACCTGCCACAGAATTATCGAGAGTTTTATTTATTGAACTACCTACCTTTTCTCTTAATAATCCTATATCACCTAAAAAACCTCTACATTCTTTATTAGGTATAAAAACTGTTTCATCGGTTGAAAACATGCCCTTAAATGCACCACAATATGAATTAGTTAAATCTATGTTTGGATTAAGTCCCTGATCCTTAAACTTAATTCTCGTCATATTTAAAAGCTTGCAAAATGCTTCAAAACTTACATATTTACACGATGTTATTGGACTCTCCGCATCTATTGCCTCTATTGATAAAGCGGGGGAGGATTGGATTGTTAAATTTCCACTAAACCACCCACTTGTTGTTTCGGATTTTGCCTCTTCTACCAGTGATTCATTATAATTTATAAAATCACTTGCAAATCTAAATTCTCTTTCCCTCGCCAATAGTTCAGGAGTTCTTAATGAATCGGGTAATTGATCAAAGAAATAAGCAAAATTTACTGCAATATTTCTGGATTGCAAATAACTATTTATTTTATGAACTGGATAATTTGTTGGCTCTATTTTAGTTTTATCATCCTGAGCCCCATCTCTTGGTAATCCCATCAAAACTTCACCCATAGAAACTAATTTGATAGTAACATCAAACTCATTTCCACTTATTGTTGATTCTCCACCACTTATAATTCCAACAAAATTATCATAACAACCGTTATTTGCTGCCCTAATACTATTTAATTCTGATGCATTTCTATAATATTTTAAAATAGTATTTTTATCAATCGCGGTTGGCCCAACAGATTTTTTACCACTTACCGAATAATTCCATCCCCATTGAATATAGCATGAAATACCAGGTTCTAAAAAATAAGTTTGAACTTTATTCAATTGTTCCGGTGAAAAACATTTTATTTTAAGAGTTGTTCTTCTTAGAGTACCTCTACTAGCAAAATCTACTGAAAAGTCTGTTATTATTGGGTTTGGCCTAAATCTCCAAGCATCACCACTATTATTACGATACGCATCGCTACTTCCTCCGTCAAATAAAGTAGAATACGTTTCAGTTCCTAATGAATATCTATCTCCTAAGTTTGAAGTGGCTTTAATCCACGGAACTAATTTTGATAACTCAACATTATTATTAGAAGTTCTAGCTTTTAACTCGGCTCCAATATAAGAATCTATTGCTTTATAAAAAGGAAATGACATTAGTATAAATTATTTAATACATCAAATTTATTTTTAGGAATCCTTAATTGTATCCCTGAATCTAATCCGATATTTACACCGTTTAAATTATTAGCATTTGCAATAATCCACCAAAGAGTGCTATCACCATAGAACTGATGAGCTAATAAATCCAATCTATCAGTTTCTTGTGTAATAATATATATATCATCATCCTTTTTTGGTATGGTTTTTAGTATTGAACTCTTTAATACTTTTTTACCATCCGCCAATCTTTTAGTATTCTTAGTATTATATCTCATTATTCAATTTTTTTACCGTACCCATAAAGGTTGTAATCAGTAGTATTCTTTGTTTCAATAAATGTTAATCCCACCGAAGCGTTTAAAAACTTAGGAAGTTTGTATTGATCCATATTGTAATTACCCTGACTTACTCTTGTTTCCCTATTAAATTCTTCTAAATTTGTGACCTTTAAATTTTTGTTGTAAATGGTAGTTTCACCTTCTTTAATTCTATCAGCCTTTGTGTTATACACGCCAGTTGATGATTGAGCTACACTTAATTTACTTTCCGATGTAGTTGCACCAACTCCATTTTCTCTTGAATTTTCTTGTCCATTTTGCTGAGTAGCATAGAATACGTTATTAAATGTATTTTCAAAAGTGCCGTCTTTTGTTTTTAATAATCCCCCTCCAATTTCCCAAAGATTTTCCGAATCTTCAATTGTATAAGATAAACTATCCAAAAAACATGCTTTTTTATTATATACACTACCTAATGTAAAATACAATAATGTTGGTTCAATAATACCTTGATTATATTGATATGGATACGCACAATGTGCTAAAAATTCTATTCTTCTCCACATCATAACTAATTCAGCCTGAGACATTGCATATAATTTCATATTGAATGTCAATTTTCTTTCAACTGAAGTGTAGTTGTAAAAGTTAAATGGAGAACCTAGCATTCTACTACTTTCCCAAGATGGAGAAAACTGCTCACTAAATCCACTTATAATTGAACGAAAAAATACAACAGCATTATCATTCACTCTTTGAAACTTCAATGGTATTAAATCTACTTCATCTAATGTTTTCCCATTATATTTTAGACTAGCAACTTCTCCAGCGGCCATTCTACCAGTTTGATTTAGAATATCCCTATCTTTAAATAAACCTCTACGACCTTCTAATTTGTTACTATAAACGGTTTCAGTACCATTATGATAAGTTTTAGATGTGGTATCAGTTGAATATCTATCTTTTTTCCAATTTGCTCTTTGCAATGATTTTGGTTTGATGAATTCTAAAATAGGATTTGTTTTTAAACTACCACTTACAGCAGTTTCGGGATTTTCCTGTGAGTATGTGGCATTAAATGAATTATATTGTATTAGCTTATCGATGGTTGGCTCACCTTTTTTCTGATGACGAGTTCCATCCGATAGCTGAAATCCATACACCACTTCTCTATTTGCAAACCTTCTAGGTGTACCAAATAAGTTTCCATTAGCAGTTCTATCTAACCCAAATACAGGTGATACCTTTGAAATATCGAATGATTGTTTTGCATCCCCGATGGTTAAATCTTTCATCGAATAGGTATATGTACCTGTGAATTGGTCTTCTTTCGGATAATAGTATTTTTGAACAAAATTGTCTAAACTACCAGATGTTACGGGTATCATTCTATCTCCTAATAGAACTGTTCTAAAAGCAGTTTTAGCTAAGTTTATCCCCTTTCCAAATGATTGTTTAGCCAATTGTGAAGGAGTTCCTGCTCCAGTTTCTTTTAAAAATCTTCCCAATGCAGTCCCTCTAGCATCTTTTCTTATATCGCCTAACACAATCATCTTATTAGGAGTTCTACCCTCCTTAAATTCTTTTGTATTGATTACATAAGTTGGAAATACATTTTGAGGAATACCTAATGTTTTATTTACAAAGTTTACACCTTTTTCTATAAATCTTCCTATCTTTCCTAAACTGATTTGCTGATTAGGATTTTTGGAAAGTTTCATCGCATCTACATCAGATGTCTTTTGTGTGGTAATTCTAATAATTTCAGTCCCATATAATGTTGGCGCATTTACCAATCTCATAGGCCTCAAACCACTTAACTCCTGTTCTAATGCAGTTTCAGTTAAAGGGTCAAATCTTTTTTCTAATGAATTCCCCAATTTGTTTTCTCTATCAATAAGAAATTGCCCAGTATCCGCAATATAAGTTGTTGGCTTATTTTGTGGTATTTGTTTTCTCTCTTTTGAAGAATTAAATAATTCTAATATTGTTGGCATTTTCTATTATGTTACTGGGTTTTTAGATGCAACGTTTGCTACCTTTGATGTAACTAAATTACCGTCCATATAAACTGCTATTTTACCGGCATTTAAATCTGCTCTTAATCCTTTTATTTCATCTATAACTCCACCTTCTTCTTTACCTCCACCAAGTAAACTGGTCATCAAATCCCCACCACCTACTGCTGCAAAAGCTCCAACTGCTGCCAAAGCAGGTAATGCCATTATTCCTGCTTGCGCAAACATCATCAATGCCAATGATAACGACATGAACCCCGCTGCTAATCCAATTACTCCCAATGCCGATTCCACATTTAATAATGGTAATAAAGTAGCCATCATAGTTGTGATACTACCTATAATAGCTGAAATGCCGCCTGCTATTGCCCCAATTACACCTACAATTACATTTCCAATTGCCTGAACTAATGGTGCTAATAAACTTAATCCAAATGTAAATAATGTAAAGGCTCCTGCTAATGCGAGAATTACTGCCACTCCTAACCACCCCACAGTTCCCGCAGTTGCACCAAATGATGCCAATCCTGCTCCTAATGCGATTAACCCGCCACCAGCGGCCGCTCCTAAAAGTGCAATTCCTGCTAAACCGATTATACCAGCAGTCATTAAAGCAAATCCCGTTGCGGCAAGTAATAATACAATTGAACCCATTAATGCTTTTCCACTTCCCATCTTACTTAATCCTTTACCCAATTCGGTTAGCCCTAAGCCAGCGTTTGTTCCAAAAGCACCTATTGCTATCAAAGAAGGAATTCCCACTACCATTGCTGCAAATCCTATTGCAGTTGGGATTAAATTCAAAGCACCAAATAATACTTTTGCATTACCCATAGCTTTTAAACCTTTAGCTAAATCTTTTAGCTTATCACCCATAGTTCTATCAGAATTTATGGAAGTGGTAGCCTCTTCCGGATTCACAACTGAATCCATTTTATTATCTACAAAATCTTCTGCTTTTTCAGATGCTTTATCCTGTATAGTTTCAGTAGCTTTCTCAGATATACTTTTTTCAACTGCATCAGTTGCACCACCAGCTCCACTAAAAATAGATTTGAATTTATCCCCTAATTTTCCAAATGTTTCACCCAATCCACCAAACATACTTGTTCCATTCATAGCCATTGCAGTAAGTTTGGCTCTAATCAACTCTCCTACGAAAAATGTTACACCACTTGCAATAGGCCCACCAAACTTATCACCTATGGCTCTCATATAGTCATTTACCATACCATAAGTTTGTTCCAGTTTTCCGGTTGATGTATTAAGGTTTTCCTGGTTTGCAACCATTTGTTTTAATTCAGCTACACCTATGCCTAATGCATCTGCTAATGCTTTTTGTTGATATGGGTCATCTGGAAATTCACCAACTTGATTAAGAATTTCTTTTGTCATTCCTTCTAAATCTCCCGCATAAGCTAATTCCCTAGCTCTTTGAAGATTTATATTTTTACCTAACATCGCACTTGCTTCCAATTCCTTTTCTATGGAGGTTTCAAAATCCAATAAAGTATCCGCCATCTTAGAAGTATCTGCAACTGATATACCTAATTGTGCAGCTTGAATCGCAGCATTTGCAAAATTTTCACCTGTTCCTTTTGAGTACACTGCCATCGCTTCGGTTGCGGCTGCCATATCTTTCATAGCTTGAGAAGGTAGTACACCTTTCATTCTCGCAGTTGCTCCCATAGCAGAAACCATATTCTCTCCGGTTTCCATTGATTGGCCAGATAAATTACCAAAAGCGTTTACTAATGTAGCGGCCTCTTCTCCTCCAATACCCATACTTGTTGCTAAAACATTAGTATTAAGTTGGGCCATAAATGTTGCCTTATTTACATCACCACTTAATTTTGCCATTTGTGATAATGTTCCGGCTGCATCATCAAAAACAAAAGATAATCCAGCAGTTGATGCCATAAACATACCAGTCTGTCTATTTACATCAGCCATTGCTCCTACAAACTTTCCTGCTGCTACTGAAGCACCAACAATCATTGCCTGTGGTGTTTGAAGTGTCATACGAATAGTATCCAATGTACCTCTAATGGTTTTTTTCATTGAATCGTATGCTCTTATTTGTTCAGTTAATATATCCCTTTCTTCCGCCGATAATGAGGAAATATTATCCGCGAGTTTTCTCTGCTCTTTAAGATTTTCTAGTATTTCCTTATCAATTCCACCCTTCGATTCTAAATCTTTTATCTCCGCATCAATTTGATCTTTTAAAATCGCTCTACCTACACTATCTTCTTTTGTTAAAGCTGCTAATTGTTGACTTTTTTCAGCAATACTATTATACGATTCCGCTACCTCTACACTTATGTTTGATTGTGCTTTTTGTAAATCTAATCTTTTTCTATCTAATGCTGCAATAGGAGCTAATTCAGCTGAAATACTTTTTAACGATGCTTCTTGTCGTACTAAATCATCGGTGATAACCTTTTGGGTATCTCTTTGGATTTTTAAATATTTAACGGCATCCGCCTGCTTGACCTTAATATTTTGTAATACCGCATCTTTTTTTATTATCTCTTGAAGTTCTTGAGCAGATACGTTATTGTTTTCTCGTAAAATGGCAAGTCGAGCCTCTTCTTCAGCTCTCAATTCTTTTGATTGCTGAATCAACTCTTTGTAATTCATTTTTGAAAAATCTGCCATCTTCTTAATTATTTTTCATATTTTTTAAGAGACTTTTCCAGCTCTTTAACTTCTCTATCTATATCTATTAATTTTTGAACAACGGGAGGGGGTAGTTTAGCTTTCTCAGCTTTTTTAATCATTTGATCAGTTGCACCTCTTTTTAAATGGTCAAAAAAATCTGCTACAAATCTATCAGCCATAGAAAACAATCCTTCGTTTTTTAATGATTTATTATTTTTCATTTTAGGTTCTTATTATACGAATATAAATATTGTAATAAAAAAATAAGGGGAAAAATCCCCTTATCTTCTTCTGACTTTACTACCGGATATAGATGGTGCTCTAGATCTCTTAACTTTATCTACTTCATCCTTTTCCTTCTTTTTTAATTCAATTAATTTTTTAAGATAGAATCTTCTCCAATGCATTGGCATTGTGTAAACATCTCTCCAAGTAAATCCATTACCGAATTGAACCATACTCCACAACTCTTCATGTAGTTGTGCGGAATAATTAGTTGGAAGGGTAAAAAAAGTTAATCCCAAATGGGATATCTAGCGCCTCCGTCTCACCAGTTACATCTGATACAAAAGTGAATTTTAAATCTAAATCAGGAGAAATTTCTTTTACATAATTTCTTAATGCTCTACTATCCTGTGCTTTAAAACTATTATTCACCCATTTATTAATAAATGCTCTATCAGTATTACCATTAACTTCTAATAGCATGTGCCTCAATCTAGTGGTAACATCAGATGGGTTATTACCTTTTGATAATTTATCTAATGCCTGAATTTCAGATGTTATACTTTGTTCATCTTTATGAGTTAATAGTTTAAACTTAACTTTAGTTCCATCTGATGGTAGAGAAAATTCATATTTATTATCTCTTCTTAGTTTTGAATAATCAATTTCTTTTGTCTTTACCTCACCTAAATTAATGTCAACTGTTTGTTTTTCTCCACTAAACGGGTCGGTTACTTCTACTCCATAGCTTGGCCCATAACCTAATATTCTAGTAGCTAAAAAAATTGCATTTTTATCACCGATTACCAAATCATCAATTGATACATCCACTACAACTGATTCCAATAACTTATCTAATACAATACCCTTTTTAATTAGGTTTTGAGAAGAAAGGATATCTTCCTCTTTTGCGGTCATATATTTGAGTGTAATTTGTCCCTTTGATAATGGGTGACCTTCTGGATAACATAAACCTTGTGATGGTAAATCAATAACCTCCGTTGGAAAATCGTATTTTTGTTCTTGCATAATAAAACTTTGTTTTGTATATAGATATATATAAACTTTTTAAAAAATAAAAAAAGTGATTGGGTTCAATCACTTTTCAAATTATATTGTATTTTAGATATTCTTAATCCACAGGATAGAATTTAGTACTCAGTATCACATTATCAGGCTTTGTAGCCAATAGAGCCTCTATATGTTTATTGGCTCGTTCTCTAGCTCCGAAGTGTCCGAACTCCATCACATCGTAAAAACCAAGGGTTACTTTATAGATGTGAGTAGGAAACTTACCACTACCATAGTGTACTCTATGTTCGATATTCTCTCGCTTTACATTTGGAAGTTTCATTAGAGAAGTGATTCGGTTAGAGGAAGCGTTGACGGTGAAGAAATCAAAATCGTTCATATTTTAGGGGGTTAGGGTTATCTCTCATCTCTTATTACATAGTAAAGGTAATAAAAAAATTTGAAAAAAACAAGTCTTTTCGAAAATATTTTGCAAAAAAAAAAGGATACCATTTCTGATATCCTTTTTAATTTATATTGAGAGTTATTAGAATTCTAAGATTGCGTAATCGTAAGTAAGTGTTAATTCGATTGTTGCTGGGTCAGTAGCATTTGCCCAATCTAACTCACCAAAGTTAGCCTGAGAAATAAATGCTCCTTTTAACTTCCATTGTTCAATCTTATCACCTACTGGCCCTAACATATAGAAATCTACATCTTTCTTATAGAACTCAGCATATCCATCTCTACCTGTCAAAGATTCGTGAGAAGTTCTAATCCACTCCATTACTGCCTGTGCTCCAGAAGGAACGATTGGGTCATAAAGAGTAATTGTTAAATCTTGCCACTCACCTTTACCTTTTAACTGTCTTTTGATATTGATGTGGTCTAATGTTACCTTCTCAAACTGAATAGTAGGTCTGTTACCAGCTTTTACTAAATATGAAGGGATACCGTCAACTTCGAAGATGAATCGGTTTTTCATCTTTGGTTCGAAGTTCGTATAGAACATCTCATTAAATTCTAATACTTCTGCCATGTTATATTAATCTTTTATATAAATATTACCTAATTCAAATTATACATTAAATGTAGCTCCTGTTGGAAGAATGTTGAAATCAATTGTAATGAATTCCGCGGTCTTCGAAGGTTGTAAGAAGATAGCTCCAGCTAAAATGTTTCTATCTATTACATCTGGTGTATTATTTGTTTCATCCATAACCACTCTGAACGCATATAAACCTTGTCTTTGTTGAACACTCTCTAAATAAGGGTTTACAGTGTTTAAGAATTTACTTCTTGTTTGTGCAGTATTTTGTTCGAATACTAAGAATCTTGATGTAGATGCAACAAACTTCTTCAAGTTAATTAACAATCTTCTTACATTGATTCTATCTAAAGCCGATGCCTTATCTTGTAAAGTTTTCTGTCCGAATGCACTAATACCTTGTCCAGGGAATGTTGCAATTGGGTTTACTTTTCCTTCGTATAATGTATCTCTTTCAGATTGCGTTAATCTATTTACTACTTGAACTGCTCCAGCAATACCACCTCTATTTAAACCAGCAGGTGCGAACCATTCAGCTCCTAATCTATCGTTTTGTGCGAATGTACCTACCATCAATACTGAAGGTGGAACTGATACTAATTTATTTGTATTTACATCAATTGTTTTAACCCACGGATAGTAAGTTCCGGCATAATTTGTATCTTCTCCTGCTGCTTGCTCCACTACTTCAGCAATTGATGCATCTGCACCGGCGAAATCAGCAATATAGAATACATCTTCTCTACTTTCACACACATCAATTGCCTTAGTTGTTACATAAGGATGATATTGTCTTACGATACCAGGAGTTACTAATAGATTGATATCAAATTCATCCTGATTTGATATAGCGTTTAATGCTTTTGCGTATGCTACTGAACCACCTGATGTTGAAGTTGCACAATCAAATCCTTGAGTATTAGTTGCGTTTATATCTGCTCCTTTATTAATTGTTTTTGATGGATCAACACCTCTAAATCCACCTTGAAATGCAATTACAAAGTTTCTTTTAGCATTTTCAGTTGAATTTGTTGTTTCAGCTGAACTTAAATTTGCGTTAAATTCATCTGTTACTGAGTTTGAACCACTAGTATCTAATGCAAATACTTTGTTTGAACCATTAGCTGCTCCAACTGGTAATGGTTTTAAATAATTTGTGTTATTTGTTGAATCATAATCAAATCCACTAGAATATACTGAACCATCTGCTACTGATGCACTTGTCAAAAGTACGATTGGGAAAGCATTCAATGCTCCCGCTACTAATTTGTAAGGAATAGTATATTTGTCATGTGCGAATGGAATCGCAGTTAATGGATAAGTTCCTTCTTCCGCTGTTTCAATTCTAATATATTTACTTCTATTCGAATAGTTTCCACTTTCAGTAATTTTACCATTAGCATCTATTGATATAGTTCTATCACCGATTCTTCTAGCTATAAAATTAGGAGAAGCGGGGTCTAAGTTTAAATTATTATATTGTTCATATACAGTTTTTCTCTTATCGGTATCACCATGAGCTCTTATTGATAAAGAGAATGTACCGTAATCAGTTCCATTAGATGATTTGATTGAAGAAATTTGGATTTTGAATCTTGTATTTTCTTCTTCACCATCTGATAAAGTATGAATTTTAAATAAGTTGTATCTTGTTCCACTATAAGTTTGTGATTTAATCCAAGGTGTAGAAGCTCCACTATACGCAGGATTAGTGCTTACACCTGTAAAATCTTGAGGATCTAAACTTACCAAACTTGCACTCAATAATCCCCTAGCTGAACCACTCAATGGTGAACCAGCTTCATCTAAATTAAAGAATGAATCCGCAAATACCAATTTTCCGAAGTTAGGGGTTCTACCTACAATATCATCTATTGTATTTGAATCACTTACTTTTACGCTTGCACTATATATGCTACTACTTACGTTTAATGCAATAAGTCCACTTCCACTATCACCTAAAGAAATAGATGAACTGAAATTTGAAGATGAATGGAATAATACGGCAACAATACTTTCAGTAGTTCCGTTACTTACTTTAATAGCCGCTGAACCAGTCTTAGCATATCCACTCACTCCCGCTACTCTTACTACGGTCACAGCTCCAGCATCTCTAAGATAATTCTGAACTGCATAACCTGTATAATAGTCTTTAGGTGTTCCAAAGATAGCTTCATATTCAGCCTGTGTTTGGATTAATGTCGGAAGGAATGCTGGCCCTTTTTCGGTTGGCCCAACGACAGCTGCACCTATTTGTGATATACCTTGTGGTAAGAAAGAAAGGTCGTTTTCTCTCGTAAAAACACCAGGTGATACAATTTTTTCTGCCATATTAATTCTAATTTAATTTCTAAGTTAATCTATAATAAATATTAAATCCAACAACGAAAAGTTATTCCTCTGTCGGTCTGAACTCTCCGGTATCCAAATCTATCGTTCCGTTACCATAAGTTTCTTTTAATTTTTGAAAAAGTTGGTCTTCTTTTCCTCTAAGAATTTCTAAACTTTGGTAGTAAGATAAACTTTCTCCTTCCAATTCTTTAATTTTAACCTGAATCAAACCAATGTTTGAGTATAAATTATTGTATTCAACTCTGATTTGACTAATTTCTTGTAACTCTTCTTGCGATAACTTTTTGATTTCCATTTTGTTTTTTTAGATTATAAAAATGTATATCTATAAATATTGAGTTTTTTTACATAACCCATATTTATAGTGTTTTTATATACAAATATTTTAAGAATAAATTATCCAGTCGCACTACTTCCATATCCCGTCTGCAATCCTGCAAAATTCAATCTAGCTCTTGCATAAACCGCTGTTCCACTTTTATAATCATAAGTGTTTGAACTAAAGGAAGTTACGGTAGCCAAAATATTTGAAAATCCTGAATCCGATGCAATCTGAATATCATAATTATAATTCGCAGTAATTGCAGTTGAGCCAGGAGAAGTTACGGCACTATTCGTTGAAAGTGTTAATCTTCTATAAGTTTCACCACCAATAGTTACAGTTGAAACTGATACGGTTGGTGTAGCTGAAATTGAATATCCGGCAAATGAGTTAGCACCTTTGTTGTGAGTTACAAATCCATTTACAATATATGTATCCACTTCCTCCACGTCAATTGATACAACTTCTATTGTAGTGTTTTGAACTTCATTTGTTAATACATTCACTTCTTCAATGCTTCCATCTAAATTTACTTTAATAAATCTATCGTTTGGTTGAACTAATCCTAATGGTTTAAATTTATAAACTTCTTCATTAATATCAAAAACCATCATAGGGTGTTCACCATTTCCTTTTACTGAACCACTATCGGTAGTTACAATATTCCATCTATCAACAAATGTATATGCTACATCTTTAACATAGGAATCAACCATAATACCACCAGGTGTATAGTATGTCCAATCATAGAAGTTGAAATCGGTAAGAGTATCAACATGAGGAGGATAGTAAGAACGAACTATATCACCTTCTACTAAATCACCTGCCTTTTTAGTTGTTCCATCCGCCATCAATACATCTTCATCTAAATGTAAACACAATCCACTCGCACCCGCATAATCATCTACATTATATACAGTTTTATCTTTTTGAGTATTATATCCAGTTGCGTGATCATTAAAGGTATCTCTAAATACAACTGATAGTGTTCTAGCAACTGGCGTAGATAATGTAGTTGAGTTTCCGATTGCGTTTGCAGTTACGGTTGGATTATATGGAGGACTTGATTGAATTGAGAATTCTGCTCCAACTGATAAAGACCAAGTAAAGTTATTAGTTACACTTCCTATTCTACTTAAAAAACGGCTACCCGCATCAGTAAATCCTAATGTATAAGTTTCACCAGTAGATTCTTTCACATAAGTAAATCCACTTATTGAATCAACGGAATCAATACCGAATTGAGACATTGCAATTGGCCCCGTTGTAGTCCCCGCTGCGGAGGAAAGTGAACTTGCTGCCGCTGCAGTAGCTACTTTAAGATTTCCCAATGAAAGGGTATTTCCGGCTGTTCTAGGCATTGTATATGTTTAATAATTTTTTTGTCCAATTTGTATCATCACTAAATTTACCTATGAGCTGAGATTTTAAAGAACTAAACTCTTCATTTTTTTCATCATAAGATAATTCTGTGATACTCCTATAAATATTTACAAATTCTGTTTTACTACTAGCTCTGAATTTATAATTTATATCAGGACACCAGTCTTCACTTAGAATAGGTAATTTTCCCCAATCTACACTTTGAAATATTGAATAACCAAATGGTTCAGCACTAAAAGCGGAATGAGAAATTCCCCAATCCATCTGATAATACTTTTCACTATATTCGCTTTCAAATTGTATCTTTTTTAATTTTGAAAAATCTAAATCTAATTCCTTTTTCCAAGTATTTTGAAAAGGTCTTATATTTGTAAACATATAACCTTCCAATCCATCCAAATAATGTGGATTTTTTCTTACTTCACATCTTGATGTAAATCCTATTTTATTTGAGTTAGATAATTCGTTGTTTTTTATGAATTTGTAATAAGAAGGTATTGAAACATAATTTTCAAATACATCTTCATACAACTCATACAATCCAACCCAAACCTTATTCTTAGCTTTAACTAAAATTTTATTTTCCCATTCTTTTGAATAGTGTGGTATCCAACCGAATTGTAAATCCGATAACCCACTCTGAACATAAACTTTTGATAAATCATTGTGTATAATATAACTCCATAATTTATCTAAGTTTTCTTCGATTAATTCTAATGGTGTATAATGAGCGTGAAGAATATTTACTCTTCTACATTCTTTAAACTTTTCCTCAAAAATATCTTTGTGATTACCATTCTCATCATTGTACCAATAGTGTTCAATTGGTATTTCAAAATTAAAATCAATCGGTTTGTTTCTATAAATAAGTAAAACCGGCTGAGTGTCTAAGTTCTTACCTATTTCACTCAACCAGTTATTTACCCAAATATCTACTCCAGTATTGATTTTACCTATTCCTGTGGTAAAATATACATCAAACATTTATTATAAACCTTTTTGTCTTTTCAAATTTTCAATTTCAACTTTCATATCGTTGATTTGAATTTGTTGTTCTTTTATACCTTCAATCAATAAAGCAACTAACTTATCGTATTTAACCGCCTTATATCCACTTTCTCTTGTCTGAACTAATTGAGGCAATACTTCTTCGATTTCCTGCGCAATAACACCAACATCGTTTCCATCATACCCATGCTCAATTTTAGTTTCTTCATTCCAATCGAAAGTATTACCACTAATTTTGTTAATCTTATCTAATGGATTTTCAATTGGTTTGATATTATTCTTAAATCTTCTATCTGAAGAAGAGTACGCTACGATGTCGTTTGTAGCATCAATTCTACCGGTAGTTGCACTCGCTGCCATTCCAACTCCTAATGAGTTAAATCTAACATCGGAAGAAGTCGCTACCGCCTGTCCGATAGAGATTGTTACTGCTCCCGTTGCACCACTCACAGACACACCAGTACCAGCTACGTTTGATGTTACACCGGTGTTTGTAATTGTTACTGCTCCGGTAGCACCACTTACTGAAATACCTGTTCCTGCTACATTTGAAGTTACACCTGCGTTGGTTAGAGTTATCGAACCACCTAATGACACCGCTCCACCACCACTCATACCCGTTCCCGCAGTAACGGTTACAGAAGAGTTTGTAAGTTTATCATTTGCAATAGAACCTGCTAACATCGCGTTAGTTACTCCTCCGGTTGCAATCGAAATTGTTCTAGTTGTTGAAATATCTCCACCACCTGTCAATCCACTTCCTGCGGTAATTGATACTGCAGTATGGTCAACGTGTCTATTTGCCGAATATCCAGTTGTTGAATCATGTGATACCTGCGATGAACCACTAAATGCTCCAATTGCATTACCTATCGTTGCCGCAGTTATAGTTCCACCTAATGATGTCGACTGCCCTGCGATTGTTATAGAATTATTTGTCAATGCAATTGTAGGTGTTGCACCTTCACCACTATTATTAGTAAGAGTGATGTTTGTACCCGCTACTAAACTTGCAACATAATCACCCGTCGTATCAGTTCCTAATGCTACTGAATTTGCTTGAATTGTGGCAACACCATTTGATGCAATTACAACATCACCGCTAACACCTGAGAAAACTTGAGATGAACCAGATATTACTCCTTCTGCACTCAATTTAGTTTTAACTCTTGAATCTAAATAGTATTTGTTAGTAGTACCTTCAGTCAAATCATCAGTATCTACCGATGGTAATGTAGTAATTTGAGCTGAGCTACTGAAAGCTCCAATCGCATTACCTATTGTTGCAGCAGTAATTGAACCACCTAATGCAGTTGAACTACCTGCAATTGTTATTGTATTATTTGTAATCTGAGTACCATTAATTTGAGAAGAACCTGATACTAATGGTGTTACAGTTGAAACTATTGATCCTGTTATCTCAGTATTTGAATTTATTGATACCTTTGTTCCAGTATCAGTAATGTTACTATCATTTAAGTGTTCTATACCAGAACCTTTTGGAATTCTATTTTGAGTTAAATAAGTTTCCGAACCTAAATTATCAAATGTAGCTGGCCCCATAAGTAAAACTGATGAGGTAATTGCAGATTGATTTTGATGAATAAACAGCCATTGGTCATTCACCGAGTCAAATAACATTGAACCAGATACTTGTGGCGATGAACCACTATCAATTACTGCCAATCCACCAAATCTAACCGATGGATTTATTGCGTTTACGGTTATAATGTTATCACCAATATTAAGTTGCGAAGAACTAATATTTTGAATTGATGATGAACCTGCTATAATTAAATCCTGTGAAATGTATAATGAACCGGTAATTATTTGATTACCCTGAAATATATTACTTCCAGTAGTTGCATAACTTCCACTTACCCCTTCAATAGAATTTAATCTACTATCTTGCGAAGCATTTGTTACAGCAACTGAACTACTTAATGCATTTGGTATAGCGGCAATAGATGAACTAAATGCTGAATATCCTGTTGTATTTGAAATAGTTACTTGCGAAGAACCACTTATTACACTATCAGCATCTAATTTACTTTTAATAGTAGTATTGATAGATGATGTGAATGAGTTTAATGAAGCAGTTGAGGTATGAATATCACTAATATTTGTATTATTAGATGCGGTATATGAATTTAAACTTGCAGTCGAGGTATGAATCGCACTAATGTTTGTATTATTAGATGCGGTATATGAGTTCAACGAAGAAGTTGCAGTAAATAATGCAGTATTTCTACTATCCTGTGATGCAGTATAAGAATTCAAACTTCCACTTGCAGTTTCTAATGCATCAATTCTTAAAGATTGACTATCGTTAGTTCCTGCATTAGAAGAAGTAAATGAATTAAAATCACTTCTTATACTTCCACTTGCAGTTTCTAATGAACTCAATCTATTATTTTGAGCATTGTTTGTAGAATCATTTGAAGCAGTATAAGTATTTAAACTTCCAGTTGTGTTTTCAATTGTGTTTAATCTAACATTTTGCTCATTTTGTGCAGTTGTTTGAGATGCGGTAAATGAATTTATACTTGCACTAGAATTTTCTAAACTATCTAATCTACCATCGTGATTATCATGCGTCGATGCATTTGAAGCGGTGAATATGTAGAATTCTTGTGCCAACAATATTTTATCTTCAGCTCCCGCTGCCCCAGCTTTCCAAACATCATTTGTAGTATCCCAAAATAAAGAACCTGAAGTAGTAGTACCACCAGTCGCATCTCTAACAATTATACCTCCATTTGTAGCACCAGTTCCATTAAGTGAAATAATATTATCACCAATATCTACGGTTGTAGAGTTAATTGTAGTTGTAGTACCTTTAACTAAAAGGTCGCCCTTAATTGTTAAGTTAGAACCTGTTAATTGAATTGCTGCTGCAACTGATGAAGAGAATGATACTAAACTACCACTTGTTGTTTCTAATGAATTTAATCTTCCTTCAGCTGATGCAGTATGTGTATTTAAACTACTTGTCGATGTTTCAATCGCACTTAATCTACTATTTTGAGTATTATTAGTAGTATTGTTAGAAGCGGTGTATGTGTTGATAGATCCAGAATATGTATGGAATGATTGTTCTAAACTTCCGCTTTTTACTTCCAATGCTCCAACTCTTCCATTTAAAGAAGCAGTTGTAGTTTGAATACTATCTAATCTACTATTTAGAGAAGAACTAAATTCCTCAGCGTTTCCTAAACCAGCAACAGTTGAACCACTTAATTCACCCGATATTATAAAATCACCACTTGCATTAGAAGATATAGTTCCTACAACTGCATTTGTACCTGGATCAACAAATTTAATTGAGCCAGTTGAGACGTATATATCTTTCCAAATTTTTGTTGAACTACCTAAATCAAATGTATTAGTAATAGATGGTATAAGAGATGAACTAAGATTTGCATTTACTGCAACGGTATCAGAAGTTTGATCTCCGATTGTTATATTACCTCCTAATGTTAAGTTTCCTTTAATTTCAGCATTTGATGTTATATGCAAAGTTGATGCAGATACAAATGTGGATGCGGAAACGCTTAACACATTTAGTGCGGAAGAATCTCCCACTGTTGCTAAAGTTATATCACCACTAGCTCCCCCAACTTGTAGAGTTCCTAATGAGGTGTTTACATACGGTTCACCAAATGATAATGAACCTGATTTGTCTGCTGTTGAACCTCTTCTAAATTTAAGTGCCATCTATTTTGTATTTAATTCTTTTTATATTATATAAATATTGTTTCTCTTAACTATCAGTATCTTAACATTAAGGAACTAATAATAATTTAGTATAACCATCTGGTATCGCTACCGTATTTGAACCACCGAATGGATTTGCATTTGCTACCGCAGAAAGGGTGGATGTTGGGATTGTAAAATTTCCAGTATAAACTCCCAACCCTTTTACTATTCTAATATTAGTCATATAACCCCCATATTGCTCCGATGCCAATCCTCCTACTTTTGCACCAAATACAAAATTATTAGGTGCATTGGTGGTAAGATTGGCCGTATTAGCAGTTCCTCCGCTATTTTGAATAACTCCATCATAATATAAATAAGCTCTACCACTAATACGAACTAATGCAAAATGTCTCCAAGCATTTTTTTGGCTTAATCCAGTTTTGAGGGCCGATGGAGCCGAATTCCAAACATAAAATGTACCCCCTTCAATACTTACTCCAAATAGGCCTGTCCCAGCTCCATACCAGAATATTCTTGGAAATGAGTTTGAATCGGTTTGATATTGAAACCATTCAATAGTATAATCACCCGTTCCAAATGCAAATCCATCTTGTCCCGCTGCATAAATGTATGATGTTGAACTATTTGGAAATGAATATGAATTACCCCCTCCACTAAATGGAGATTGCGCCACAGTTGTTATACTACCTGCTATTGTAGGAGAAGTTATCAATGTTCCAGATGGAGCACCTCCTCCCGCAATTATTGTAGGTCGAAAATTATTAAACGCTATGGTAGTAAATAACCCCATTATTGTATTCTATTAGCTCCTACTGAAAGGATTGTTGAATTATTAACCATCATCATTGAAACTATATCTACCGCACTTCCACTTGCACTTCCGGTATTGAATGAACCAGAAGGAAATTTGAATCCACTATCCCATCTCACACTTCCGGTTGTTGCCTGCTGAGTTAATACTATGTTTGCAGTTAAACCTGGTTGCATATTAGATGCAGTTATATGAGTTATAGATGAAGAAGGGATTGTTAGTGTAAAGAAAGTTCCTCTATTAAAATCAATACTCGCAGTTCCACTTGTCACACTTAATGCTACAACATTTCCGGCTACACTTCCCGTTACTACTAAACTTCCGGTTACAATATGAGAACCTGTTATAGCATATGGGCCTGTCAATTGTTTAGAGTTTTTCCAAAGACTTCCGCTTTTTACTAATAAATCACCATAAGATGCATCAGTAGAAGTATCTATTACATTATGCAATTCTTCTAGTTCCGCACCATTATCTACTCTAACATATATTGAGCCAGCATTTTGTTGTACTCTTAATACTTCTCCTAATCTTACACTATGAGATGGGGGGGTTGGAACAGTTGTTGTGAAAGCTCCATTTGCTCCTAAATAAATAAGTTGACCGGCAGTCATTCCTTGTGTATCAACCCCTAATAATACACCTTCGGTAATTACCATTCCAAACGCATCATTTGCAATAGTTTCAGTAGCTATTCCTAAAGTATTAGCAGAACCTAATTCATTATTCCAACTAGCAGTTACGATTAATGGATTATCACCAACTGAGCCAGTGATTCTAACTACCATTCCTTTATCAATTTGATATCCAGATGAATTTTTACAATAAACATCAGTTTGAGCAGTTCTAAATGAGAATGATGAAGTAGGAACTTGTTGTGATGCGCTGTATGATTCCAAAACATCCAATCGAGTGTCTAATGCCCCTGATACTGCTACAAATGATGAAGTTTGTAAAAATCCTAAATTTATTATTTGTAGAGATCCAGATACTACTCCTCCTGCTCCTCCCAAATCATTAATTCTTTGATTTATTGAAGAACTGAAATTCATTACATTTCCTATACCAACTACACTACCACTATATCCATTTGTAGTTATATATCCAACGGTTGAATCTCCCGCTACAATATACAATCCGGTATTAGAAGGAATCAATTGAGTTTCTCCGGTAGTATTACCAAACCAACCAATTTTACCTGCTTCAGTTCCTACTAAAGGTAAGTTATTAAAATCAATTAAATAAACTAATGATTGAGTTAAAAAATCATTTATAGGAGTTTCATCAGGAATATTAAAATCCCAATTGTTATCAGGTAATCCATCATCTACAATGATTCCAGATAAATTACTACCATCTCCATAAAATGAACCGCTAAATGCACTCCCTGAGAATATGGATGCGGATACGTTATTATCTACTATTAAATTGCTAAGTGAGGCTTCCGAACCACTTACTATGACTTTTTTCCAATTTGGCATCTAACACTATAATTTGAGAGGTTAGTATCGTTGGAAAAAGGGTTCGATAGAATATAAGAATGACACACCATGGGTCTTCCCCAAATGAGTCTTTTTAAATAAATCTTTTTTCTATCGCGGTTGGATACAATCACATCGACTGCCCACTTCCCTTTCGGGCCAACAATATCAACAATAAATATTATATTATTTTTTATTAGTTAAAAAAAAAACAATAACCTTTTGGTTATTGTTTCTTCTCTAAATATCTTTTTTGTAATTTTAAAATGATACTGTAAATAATTTCTAATTCAGTACCTTTAAATGTTGAGTTTTTAATTAGATTGAAGAGATACTCAAACTCTTCTATTGTTAAATCAACCCCACCATTTTTTGGTTTCTTTGGTTCAACAACTTGTTCTTCTTGCGGTTGAACCTCTTCTTTTTTTGTTTCTAATTCAGTAGGTACAACCTTTTGGTTTTTTGTAAAAATTCCCATAACCTATTTTAATTATTATTAAACGTATATATAAATTTCACCACTTTCAACTCTTATATTTCCTACTTTTTGATACGCAGGAATATCAGATGTAATTACCGATGCCACAAATGCATCTGGTGCAAATGATGTTGCATTGTGTGCTAAAGATCCAGTGAAACCCCATCTACTTTGCCCTGCATCCCACGCATACGCTGAACCACTCTGTCCACCTTGATCAACTATAATACCCGCTTCCGCTGGTGCACTTGCCGAACCACTATTTAAAAGAATAAATTTATCTTCAACTGCTAAATTGGTTACATTCAGATAGGTTAAATCACCATCAACTGTTAAATCGCCAGAAACACTCAAATTACCTGGCATACTAACATTTGCACCACTTAATGTAATCGCAGTTGCATTAGTACTAGATTTAATATCATTACCACCTACGGTTAAATCGCCAACAACTTTTACATTTTCACCATCTAAAGTTAATGCAGTTGCAGTTGATGAACTAATATCATTTCCATTAACTTTAATATCCCCCGCAAAAGTAGTTAATGTATTAGCAGTTAAAGTAATATTAGTTGCACCAGTTGATGATTTAATATCATTACCTGTTACTTGCAAATCTCCTCTTACTTCAACATCAGAGCCATTTAATTCTATCGCAGTTGAAGTTGATGAACTAATTGTATTACCACCGATTGTGATATCACCTGTAATTACAGGATTATCTACTAAACCAATCGTTACGGTTTGACCACTTACGGTTGTATTAATTTCATTAGATGCACCATCAATGGTTAAGTTTTGAGTTTTTAGTTGAACTGTTCCAGTTGATGCATCTGATCCACTAATATTTAAAGTTGATACCAATCCTGTCAAACCACTACCTTCACCGACAAATGAACCGGTAAATGAACCAGATAGAACCGTATTTGATTGGTTCGTTCCTATTGTATTGTATCCATTTGCACCAACAACTACTGCTAATGATGCTGATACGGTATTTAGTTCAGCTACCGAACCGGATACTATGACTTTTTTCCAAACTGCCATTTTCTTTTATTTACTTTTATTTTTGGGGTCTTCTATAACACGTATAAATATATAATAAATACGATTTAACTAAAACCTAAATAAAATTCATTTGAAGAAGAATAAATTAATCCACCAGCTATTGCAGATGGGCTATTCTTAGCTTCCAATATTAAACTTCCACTTAGTATAACATCTCCATTTTTAAATATTGTTGTTTGCTTATTAGAATAATCATCGAAAGAATTTCCAATTACTAATTGAGAATTGGAACTTTGAGATGTACTTAATTTATTAAAGATTAATTCACTACCACTTACAACTTGTCCGAATATTAATGATGCACTTACTGAACCCGTTACCCAAAGTTTTCCAGTATCATCTAATGATAATAAATCTTTTGTATCAAAAATTCTAAATGAAGTTCCACCACTACTTACTGATGCGGTTACATCTCCACTTGCAATTTGATTTAATTGCAATCCAACAACTCCTCCAGCAGGTATATTAATTAATCCACTCGCATCTCCAAAAAATGCTCCACTAAAAGAGCCCGTATAAGAACCACTATAATCCTCTAATACATCTAATCTTGCATTTAAAGAAGATGATACGGTATTAAATCCTTCACCCCTAGCACCTTGTGGCCCAGCAGCAATTACTTTTACTATTCTAGACCCTTCTACTGGCTCAGAAATTACAACTGAATTCGCTTCACTATTTATAATTACTTTATTACTAGCCATTATTAAATTCTAGTTACTTCTTTTCTATTGGTTATCACACCCTCTAATAATCTGTAAACTTCATCTCCACTATATAATTCTATATCATAGTATGCTTCTTCAAATGTGAAATCAGCAGTTGTATCCGCATTTAAATAAACACCAATTTGCCCTAAAGCAGCTGCTGAACCTGAACCGCTACTTCCAGTTCCTGCACTACCGGTAAACCATAAATAACTTCCTGTTCTCGCAGAAGAAGAAGTTATATCAGTTAAAGTAGCATATAAAGTGTTTGAATTATCAGCGTAATCGGAACGAATTTGCATTTTCATATTGTATCCTTGCAAATCAATAGCCGAACCAGAAGAATCAGTATATTCTATGGAAAATCGATAAGTTGCTCCCTGCTCTATTGAAAATGAATATTTACCCGCTGCCATTTGTAATTAATAAATTATTTAGTGTTTAACTACTATAAATATGAGAAAGAGGATATATTAAATATATTTACTTTCCTGCTTCTAATTTATTAATTCTTTCCTCTAATTTTTCAATCGTGGTTTGTTGTTCTTTGATTGCTTCTATAAGGAGTGCAGTAAGTTTATCGTATTTAACAGCTTTGTATCCACTATCTCTTGTCTGAACTAATTCCGGAACCACTGCCTCTATTTCTTGCGCAATTACACCAACATCATGTCCCTCATATCCATGCTCTAAATTTGGAATCCAATCAAATTCATATCCACCGATTTCTTTGATTTTTTGAATCGGAGAACCAATTCTTACAATATTTGTTTTAAATCTTTTATCGGATGAAGAGTACGCCACAATATCATTAGTAGCATCTATTCTTCCGGCAGTTGCACTCGCAGCCATTCCAACTCCTAATGAATTGAATCTAACATCTGAAGTGGTTAATATAGATTGATTTATATATGTACCAAATCCAGTTGTTGATGCAATTGAAACTTGTGAAGATCCACTAACTACACCATCGGTATTTAATTTATTTTTTATAGTAGTATTAATCGATGATGTAAAGCTGTTTAAACTACTTGTAGAAGTGTTTATTGCACTAATAGTTGTATTATTAGATGCAGTATAAGAATTCAAACTTCCAGTTGATGTATGTATTGCACTTATATTAATATTATTAGATGCAGTATAAGAATTTATACTTGCAGTATAAGTGTATAAAGAACTGAAATTAGTATTATTAGATGCAGTATAAGAATTCAAGCTACTTGTCGAAGTATGAATTGCATTTATATTAGTAGTGTTCGATGAAGTATATGCACTTAAATTAGCTATTACACTATTATTAGATGCGGTATATGAATTTAATGATGATGTTGAAGCGTGTATTGCACTTATATTCACATCATTAGATGCAGTATATGAATTTAATGAAGATGTTGCAGTATGTATTGAACTTATTTTACCATCGGTTGAAGATGTATATGAGTTCAACGTACCTCTCAATGCGGTTACATCAGCATCAGTTGCATAAGTTGTATCGATTGATGCAGTAAATGATTCTATTGCATTTAATCTATTAATAGCCGAAGCACTAAATGTATTTAAACTTCCCGTTGAAGTATGAATTTCAGATATTTTTCCGTCAGTAGATGAAGTGTAAGTATTTAATGTACCTCTTAACGCACTTACATCTGCATCAGTTGCATAAGTTGTATCAAGTGAAGATGTAAATGATTCCAATGCACTTAATCTACCACTAGCAGATGAAGTAAATGAATTTAAAGATGAAGTAGTATTATTTACTGAAGCTGAAAATTCAACAAAATAATCGTTATCCGCAAATCCTGTTCCCGCTACTAAATTATTAATTCTTAAACTTAATGAAGCTGAAACTTGTGAGAAAGAAGATGTGATTTGTGAACATGAAACAAACAAACTCGCAGTAGCGGTATTTAAAGAAGAGGTAGCCGCTTCTAAAGCCCCTAATTTACTATTTTGTGAACCAGTAGTTGTATTAACTGATTGAGTAAATGAGTTTATAGAACCTGTATATATACCGAATTCTGTTTCAGAAACAAATGTGTTATCTAAAGAAGAACTAAATGCTTCTAAGGCTCCTACTCTAGTATTAAATGATGAACTTGCAACAGTGAAAGAAGCGGTATGAGAATTAAAATCATTTCTTATACTACCACTTTCAGTTTCGATTGAGGATAATCTAGAATTAGCAGAAGAAGTATATGAGTTGTAAGTTGTTCTAACACTTCCACTTTCAGTTTCTAATGAATTTAATCTACCATTAGCGGATGCCGTATAAGAATTATATGTAGTTCTTACACTACCACTTTCGGTTTCTAATGAATTTATTCTACCATTAAATGAAGAAGTTGTTGATTCAATAGAATTCAATCTCTGATTTGTAGATGCAGTATAAGAATTTATAGAACCACTATACAAATGAAAACTTGCACTTTGAGCCTCTAAATTTTGTGTTCTATTATTAATAGATGAGCTAAAAGTGTTATATCGATTTTCTAAAATTATTTGTTCTTCAGCACCATTGGCGCCCGCTTTCCAATAATCATTTGTAGTATCCCATAGTAAAGATCCAGATGTAGTTGTACCACCGGTTGCATCTCTTACTATAATACCTCCATTTGTAGCACCAGTTCCATTAAGTGAAATAATATTATCACCAATATCTACGGTTGTAGAATTAATTGTTGTTGTAGTTCCTTTAACTAATAAGTTTCCTTTAACGGTTAAGTGTGAACCAGTTAATTCTATTGCATTATCTAGTGATGAAGTATAATTAGTTAAATTACTTAATATAGCATTACTAGATGCAGTATAGGAATTTAAACTACTTGTAGAT